CTCGTTATATTGAGGTGCTTAAGTCTCACTTCGGCGTGACGTCTCCGGATGCTCGTTTGCAGCGTCCCGAGTATCTTGGCGGTAATCGTGTTCCGATCAATGTAAATCAGGTCATTCAGCAGTCTGGCACCGGCGCCGGTGCCGATACTCCGCAAGGTACTGTTGTTGGTATGTCTCAGACTACGGACTGTAACCACGACTTTATGAAGTCTTTCACCGAGCATGGTTACATCATTGGTGTTATGGTTGCTCGTTATGATCATACCTACCAGCAGGGTATTGAGCGCCATTGGTCTCGTAAGACGCGCTTTGATTATTATTGGCCGGTCTTCGCCAATATTGGCGAACAGGCTGTGCTTAATAAGGAAATTTTTGCGCAGGGTACCGCAAAGGATAATGAGGTTTTTGGCTATCAAGAGGCATGGTCTGACTATCGTTATAAGCCTAATCGTGTGACTGGTGAGATGCGTTCCGCTTATGAACAGTCTCTTGATGTCTGGCATTTGGCGGATGATTATTCGAGTCTTCCGTCGCTGTCCGATAGTTGGATTCGTGAGGACAAGAATACTGTTGATCGTGTGCTTGCCGTCAAGTCTTCTGTTTCTGATCAGCTCTTTGCAGATATCTATGTTCAGAATCGTGCTACCCGTCCAATGCCTATGTATTCCGTTCCTGGCCTTATTGACCATCACTAAAATACCTGTTATAGTGGGGGCAGTTGCCCCCACTATTTTTGAAAGGAGATTGTTATGTCTGATTTTGATGCTGCTCTTAATGCTGGTGCACAGCAGATTCAGCAAATGCAGGGAATTGCCCAGGCTAATAATGCTTGGTCAGCTGAACAGGCTACTATTCAGCGTGAATGGCAGGAGAAACAAAATGCTAAGGCCATGACTTTTAATTCCGACGAAGCCGCGAAGAATCGTAATTGGCAGGAGCTTATGTCTAATACCGCTCACCAGCGTGAAGTGAAAGATTTGATGGCTGCCGGTCTTAATCCTGTGCTTTCTGCTATGAACGGTAACGGCGCTTCTGTTGGAAGTGGCGCAACGGCTTCTGGCGTGACCTCTGCCGGTGCGAAAGGTGATACCGATACATCCACCTCCGGTGCTATTGCAAACCTCTTAGGAAGCCTCCTAAGCGCCCAGACGCAGATTGAATCCGCTAACATTAACGCACGTACTCAAGAAGCTGTTGCAGAGAAGTATACTGCTATGGAGCAGATCGTAGCTAATATTTCTGCTTCTGCTTCGCGTTATGGTGCTGATACTGCCGCTGGTGCTTCCCGTTATGGTAGTGATCGGTCTTATGAGGCTTCCCGCTATCATTCTGATCGGAGTTATGAGGCTTCCCGTTATGGAAGCGATCGCGCTGCTATGGCATCTATGTTTGGCTCATCTGCGGCCGCTTCTGCTTCGCGTTATGCTTCTGATCAGGCCGCTGCCGCTTCCCGTTATGGTTCGGATATGTCTTATAAGCAGCTTAACGATTTTGGTCGCGGTGAGACTTCTTCTATGATTGGTATGATTATGAACCGTCTTCCCCAGCTTCTCGAAGCTGGTAAGTCTTCCGGTCGTTTGTCCTTTTGGGACAAAGTTACTGGTAAAAAGTTTGGTTCTGATGGTCGAACCGGTGGTTTCGGAGGTTCGCGCAAATGAACACTGATTTTTTTATGGTCATCGCTCTGATCGTTGTTTTAGGTGTTCAGTTCGTTGGTTTTGTTTCTTTGATCGTTGCATTTATTAAATGGCTTAATCGACATTAAGAAATCAATTATTTTTTATAAAGGAAGCGAAGCGAGTCGCGCCCCTGCGCCAAGCTCCGCTTCTTTTTTGCACTCCTTGTCAAAATGGTATGCAGTCTCTTTTGCATAAAATCTCGGCTGTCGTATCGCATGCCGAACTCGTCACCATTACTCTTCTTGATGTAATGGTGACGAGTGACACCAAGACACGCACACTATTGTCTACAATTTTAAAAACGCTACCTGAGTTATTCAATAAATATTCTTATATACACTAAAGTTCTATTGACTAATAAAAAGAATAGTCTATAATGTGGATAAAGTTAGAAAACTATTATGAAAATAAGAGGATATCGCATCCCCTTAGTGAGGTGTGCTTTGTGTCTTGTTTCCATCCCATGTTGGCCGTGTCTATTGGCTTTAATGCCAATGGTAAACGCGACATTAAATTCGCGTCTGGCCCTACTGAATGGGAATCTTATCCGCCCAATGCTCGTCTGAAGATTCCCTGTGGCCGTTGTGTCGGCTGTCGGCTTGAGCGTTCGCGCCAATGGGCGAACCGCTGTATGTTGGAGTTGCAGTATCATGATTCTTCCTACTTCGTGACTCTGACTTACGATGATGATCATGTGCCTGTGACGTACTATTCTGAGAATGATGATGGTTTAGCTCGTTCTGGTTTGACTCTCCGTGCCCGCGATCTCCAGCTTTTTATGAAACGTTTGAGAAAGGAACATTCTAATGAGCGTATTCGGTTCTTCGCTTGCGGCGAGTATGGCTCTACTACTTATCGCCCTCATTATCACGCAATTATTTTTGGACTCACTCTCGACGATCTGCGACCCTACAAACGTAGTCCCCAAAACTATGATTATTTCATTAGTGATTCTCTTACTAAGTGTTGGGGTCTCGGCTATGTTGTGGTCGGTGCCGTAACATGGGATACCTGCGCATATACCGCCCGCTATATTATGAAGAAGGCTCTCGGTGAAGGCGCAGAAGTGTATGATCGTTTCAATATCGAGCCGGAGTTCGTGCGGATGTCCCGCAAGCCCGGCATTGCTTATCAGTATTACGCTGACCATCCCGAGTTGTATCAGTACGAGTATATCAATCTTCCGACTGATAAAGGTCAGTTGAAATTTCGCCCGCCTCGGTATTATGACCGGCTTTTTGATCTCGATAATCCTGAGCAGATGGCAAAGATTAAGGCCAAGCGCCAGCATGCCGCGCTGGTAGATGCTCATAATAAGTCTCTGCAAACGTCTCTTATTGAGCCTGACCGTCTTGCAGTTGAAGAAGCTGCTTTGATGGCTCGCATAAAATCACTTGAAAGGAAGTTGTAATCATGCGCAAGAAAACGAAACCCAAGTTAGATAACAAGATTTTCCGCCGCACCGCTGCCCATTCTAAGAAGATCAATATTGATCCTAAAATTTTTCGTGGAGGTATTCGTTTATGATTCTCGGTATGTATTCCATTAAGGACGCTAAGACTGGCTATATGACTCCTGTTCTCGAGCAGAATGACGCTGTTGCTCTCCGCAATTTTGCCCATGCTGTTAACCAGCCTGATAGTATTATGTATGATCATCCCAATGATTTTAGACTCGTTTGTGTTGCCAAGTTTGATACGGATTCTGGTGTTGTTTCCCAGTCCGCTGAGCGTATCTTTGAGCCTGTTAGCATCTGTGAAGCAAGTGAGGTGCTACGCAATGGCTGAAATGCGTGATTTGTATTTCAATATTGATGTTTCTGAGGCTCTTAAGATTCTTGACATTTCTCAATTAACTGCTCTTTTGAATGAGTGCAGATTTGAACTTGAAAGGAGAATTGCTTCTGATGAAAAATAAGTTCTTGCATATTATCGGCGCGTTTGTGCTGAAATTTTTCTCGCGTGAGAATGTGTCTGATCTGGTAGACCAGCTGCTCGATGCACTTTATGAGAGAGGAGAAGGAAATAAAGATGTTTGATACTCAGTATACCCCGCATAATCGCATTGCCGCTAATGCTGGTTCTCCTGTCAAGGTGCTCTATGGCGGTAAGTATGATGCCAACGGTCGTGTTGTGTTGGAGAAGAAAGGTGAAGAGAATCTGTATGACTATATCCAGTCGTTTCGTGATTCGGTTGATCTCAACGTTATCCTTGCCCGCTTCTCCAATGGTGACGTGGAAGCCCTTAACAAGGCTCAGGGCTTTTATGCAGACGTGACTGACTTTCCTAAGAATATGGCCGATGCCCTCAACCGTATCAATCAGGCTGAAGAAATGTTTAAGTCTCTTCCGCTGGAAACCCGTCAGAAGTTTGATTGTTCGTTTGAACAGTTTCTTGCCCAGTCTGGTACTGAAGATTGGCTTTCTAAGATGGGCTTTGAAGCCCCTAAGCCTGTAGAGACCGAGACCCCAACGAAGGTTGAACCCGAAGTTGTAAAGGAGGTTAAGAATGAATCGTAATGTCGAATCGCATTTTGCGCTGAATCCTACTCGCATTGATATGAGCCGGTCTACCTTTGACCGTTCGTCTTCTATCAAGACTTCGTTTAATGTCGGCGATATCGTCCCTTTTTTCCTCGAAGAGGTGCTTCCTGGCGATACGTTCAATGTACGTACTTCCAAAGTTGTGCGTATGCAGACCCTTCTTACTCCGATGATGGACAATGTTTACCTTGACACGTATTACTTTTTTGTTCCGAACCGCCTTGTTTGGAATCACTGGAAGGAGTTTAACGGTGAAAACACTGAAAGTGCGTGGATACCCTCGACGGAGTATTCTGTTCCTCAGATTACGTCGCCTTCCTCTGGCTGGTCTGTTGGTACTCTTGCCGATTATTTTGGTCTGCCTACAGGTGTCGGTGGTCTGAGTGTCTCTGCTCTCCCGTTCCGTGCTTATGCCCTCGTTATGAACGAGTGGTTTAGAGATCAGAACTTGCAGGATCCGCTTGTTGTTCCTGTTGATGATGCTACCGTTGTTGGTGTGAACACCGGTAACTTTGTGACTGATTGTGCGAAAGGCGGTCTTCCCTATATCGCCGCCAAGTATCATGATTATTTCACAAGCTGCCTTCCCTCGCCGCAGAAAGGCCCTGATGTTACCCTTTCAGTTGTTTCGCAGGGTGATTTACCTGTTGTTGCAAAATCTGAGAATGTACCTAAGTCCGTTTGGCCTGTTGGGCAGAATTATTCAGATGGTCAGCCTGTTCGTATGTCTGAAGCCTCTCCGAGTTCTTGGTCTTCTGCTGCTAATCGTCCGCTTACGTCTTATGCTGGTTATCTTTATGGTTATGGTGATCCTGTTTCTTCTGTTGCTGGTGCTGCCTATTATCCTTCCAATCTTTGGGCTGTTAATTCTGGTAACTCTGTTGTTGCCACTATCAATCAGTTACGCATGGCGTTCCAGATTCAGAAGCTCTATGAGCGCGATGCCCGTGGCGGTACTCGTTATATTGAGGTGCTTAAGTCTCACTTCGGCGTGACGTCTCCGGATGCTCGTTTGCAGCGTCCCGAGTATCTT